TGATACTACACCTCCTACTACTGCTACAGGCTTTAAGATTGAGGGAGCAGTCACAGGAAATAAGATTGGTGATACTACCTTTGAGTTCTCAGTAGCTCCCATCAATGCTGTGTGGGCTAAGGCTAATGATGCCCATGACCATCCCATAGACATTATGTACGATGATTAAATGCCCTTTAATAGCGATTTAAGCCCCTCTGAGGGGGGTCTAGCACCTGAGAGGTAGGTAGACACCATGCAACAACAACAAGCCGTTCCTGAGGCTCTAAAGGACTTTAGGAACTTTACATACCTAGTATGGCAACATCTAGGACTTCCTGAGCCTACTCCTATTCAGTACGACATAGCACACTTCCTACAACACAGCCCTAAGCGTTGTATCATTGAGGCTTTCCGTGGTGTAGGTAAGTCTTACATAACTGCTGCCTACGTAGTACACCAGCTACTCCTTAACCCACAGCTTAAGTTTATGGTTGTGTCAGCGTCTAAGGCACGTGCTGATGACTTCTCTACCTTTACACAGCGTATCATCGTAGAACTCCCTATATGCCAGCATCTAGTGGCTAAGGATGGACAACGGTGGTCTAAGATAGCCTTTGATGTAGCACCTGCTAAAGCCTCTGGCTCACCCTCAGTTAAGTCTGTGGGTGTCACAGGACAGCTTACTGGTAGTCGTGCTGATATTATTATTGCTGATGACGTAGAAGTCCCTAACAACTCTATGACACACATGATGCGTGAGAAACTAGGGGAGACTGTTAAGGAATTTGATGCTGTTCTCAAGCCCGATGGTAAGATTATATACCTTGGGACACCACAGAATGAGATGTCTCTCTACAACACTCTTATAGGTAGGGGTTACGAGATGCGGGTATGGCCCGCTAGATACCCTACCCTAGATCGCGCAGAGAAGGCCTATGGGAGCCGTCTAGCTCCTTCGCTGTATGATTCCCTACAAAATAACCTAGAGGCCGTGTACGGGCTTCCTACGGACCCTAAACGATTTAATGATGAAGACTTACTAGAAAGAGAACTCAGTTATGGTAGAAGCGGTTTTGCTCTGCAATTTATGTTGGATACTAGCCTCAGTGACGCAAACAAGTATCCGCTTAAGCTGAGTGACCTACTTGTATACTCCTGTGATAAGGACACAGCACCAGAAAAGCTGGTGTATGGTATCTTCAAGCCCCTAAACGAACTCCCTAACGTGGGGTTAGCAGGGGATAAGTTCTACGCCCCTGAGGATACCATAGGCAGGGCTGAGTATCAGGGATCAGTACTAGCTATTGACCCCTCTGGTAGAGGCTCTGACGAGACAGCCTACGCTGTTGTTAAGATGCTTAATGGTTTCCTGCACGTTGTAGATGCTGGGGGCATTGAGGGTGGCTATAGTGATAATACTCTTCAGCATATATGTGACCTAGCTAAGATACACAAGGTTAATCTAGTATTAGTAGAGAGTAACTTTGGTGATGGTATGTTCACAGAGTTGCTTAAGCCCTACTTACATAAGACATATCCTGTGACTATAGAAGAAGTACGACACAGTACACAGAAGGAACACAGGATTATTGACACCCTTGAGCCTGTAATGAACCAGCATAGGCTTGTTATAGACCCTAAGGTAATACAGAAGGACTACGATAGTGTCCAGAGTATGCCACCAGACAAGGGTATGAAGTATATGCTTACCTACCAGATGACTAGGATCACTAAACAGCGTGGTGCTTTGGCTCACGATGATAGACTTGATGTACTAGCGATGGCTGTACGGTACTGGGTAGACCAGATGGCTGCTGATGCAGACGTACAGATACGCTCAAGGAAGGCTGAATTACTTGATAGTGAGCTTGAGAAGTTCATGGGACACTTAAATATGGGTAGTGTCCCTAAGAAGGAGGAGGGATGGGTGGTATTATAGTACCACATCTAAAGTTCCCCTCTAGGGTAAGCCCCTTTGACTATATATAACTACTACAAAGACTATTCTTTAGGTATCTTAAGGTATCTTTAGGGTTCTTGTAGTAGTTATAAGTGTCTTAGGGTAGTACTCTTACTACTTACCTACCGGCTCTAAGAATAAGGCAGTAATAAGTACCCCCTAATTTACACAGAAAAATCTGAGGGGGTATATAATAAATCAGTACGCGCGAGTTCCCCCATGCCGTGTGTTCCCTTAAAATCTTAGGCATCCCTAACATTCTTCTGGTACCATTAAAATCTTTAACATCCTTTAACATCTTAGCCACGCCTAACATTCTTTGGGTTCTTTAAGATTTTAAGCATTGCCTTTGTGTCTCTCTCTATCTGTTCCTGTTTTGTTCTACTGGATGTTATGACTCCTAGAACATACCATGAACAAACCTGTATATATTATAAGGTGTAAAAATAATTTCATAAAAACTGCATTTTTCTTTTGACTAATCCAAAACAGTCATGCTAGTGTTTAGATACTGAATGAATGAAGACTTACCGCAAGGCAATAGCAGAAACATTCAGTAGGCCAAAAGAAAGCGCAAGAGCAGCACGACTAACCTTGCTAGGCCATACGAATACAGAAAGAGCCTAACGAATACGAATAAACACTTGACTAACGAATACGAATAAGAGTAACGTTTAGAGACTGAACAAACGCTTGATAGCGATAAGACAACCGGAGTCCGTGGAACGGCGTGGCTATAGAACCCTGAATAAAGTGGAGGCGGCGAGGGTCAAAGGTCTAGGCCAAAGCTAGGGTGGAGTCCGATAGCAAGGACAAATCCCTAGCTATTACAAGGTACAATGGTGTACCTGTAACGCTATGGAGTAGTAGCATGAAAACTTATACGACTAAAATCATGGGTAAAACAGTAGCAGTATACGGCAAGCGTGAGCGTGTTATTCGTAATCGTTTTGGTATTAGCCTAGGCAGTACCTTTATGGGGCTGCATTTGGGTAAGACTAGCCGCTATTTATCTGTTCCTGCTTTTGCAAAGCGTACGTTTGGCGGTGTCAAAGATATTCAGAAAGTCTATTGACAAGCCAAGGGCAACGATGGTAATCCCTTAGAGACTATCGTTGTACCTTGTAATAGCTAGGAGAAAGCCAATGTCTGTTAAAAATATATTGTATTGGTACGAGCAGTCTAACGAGGCAGAACGTGCCTTTGACTGGTACAGTGACGCACAGGAGCAGTGCCGCAAGATAGCATTGCACTATGATATGCCTGTTTATAGGGTGGTATCAGTAGTAGCAGCACTATCACCTAACAACAAGTGGGAACGCAACGTAAGCAATGCCTATGACTTGATAGGGGCATATCTTAGGGGTGACCATATGGAGACTGTTAAGGTCAGTACCTATAACAAGATGAAAGAGAAGGCGTGGTTTCTGTTGTCAGATAGGCCAACCTATGATGAAACCAAGATAGTCCTATCAGGCCAAAAGATAACCTGTTTCTTTGAAAACATTATGGGCGAGGATACCTGCACCATTGATGGTCATGCTAGGAATATCTATTACAACGAGCGTGTCGGATTGACTGACGACAAGACCAACATAGGCAAGAAAGAATATGCAATATTACAGGATGCGTACAAGAAAGCAGCTAAGAAAGTAGGCATCAAAGCATACGAGATGCAAGCCATAACTTGGATGGCATGGCGTAGGCATCATGGGATTAGCTAGGGGATTGACAAATGGATGCAGTTATAATACTTGTATTTGTATTGGGTGTAACAGGGTTTGCCTTGTTCATAGCCGACATGATAGCGGCAATATGGAACGACTACTTTGGAGGGTAGGACTATGAGAACCACTAAACATATGCTAAAGATTAGACTAAGCAGGATCAACAGGCGACTGGGTGTAAGCTATGCACTCAACAATGCGCCACACTATGGTGGCTGGCAGCTAACCTGTAACGAGGGTAGCACTATCATTCAGCATAGACTAGCACCACGCGAGATGCTAAAGTACCTTGATGGCCTGATTGTAGGCATGGACATGATGGAAGGGGCATACAAATGAGTATGTATATAGACACGGCCTACCCTGACATAACACAGGACGCTAGGCTTGCTAGTATCCTAACCAAGATGAAGGCACTAGCAGTCCAGATAGAGGATGCTGAGTGGGAAGGTCAGGATGTATCAAGCATGAGGCAGCAGCTATCAGGTCTTAAGTCTAGACATGATGATGGTGCTACATATGAACCACTATTTTAGAGGGGGTAAGATAATGATTAAGAACCTACAGCTAGTACTACCTAGCAACGAGGACAACGACTATCTACTATCAATAGCACAGGTAGATGGGGTGCATGAGATGGCACTGATGGAGTATGACAGTAAGGCCAAGGGCTATGTACTAGTCAGTGATCCGATCTATATCCACGATATCACTGAGATGTTTGACGTAATCCATGATGCCTTTGATGGTGAGTTGTCTATCTTTCTAAATCAATTCACCTTTGAGTTTGACTATGAGGTTGACAACGACAACGAGACTGTGCTAAGAATGGTGGTAGATAATGAAAGCTGATAGTTACAACATGGTAAGGGTACCAATAATTCGTAAAGACATAATGGAAAAGGGTAAGGCGTATGCTTGGCAACCCAGCAAGAAGCAGGGTGGTAAGCGTAAGAAGGTTAGACGCAAGTGAAGATAACACCAGTACATAAAGCAATCATGCAATCAAGAAGGAGACAGAGCAATGACCGATCATATGAAAGAGTATCACGAGAGAGAAGCAGCACGAAAGAAAGCCAAGAAGGATGTACTAAAGGTACTCAATGCAGACCAGAAGGCAGCACTCAAGGAACTACTAGAAGAAACCAGTGATATGCTACAGACAGTCTATGAGTGTCAGGATATCTGGATGTCACAGGTAGGTAAGGTTGATAGTGCTAGGTACAAGGTGATTAACTTAGTGTGGAGTGGTGACGATGAAGTACATAGTTGAACTGCTACTCACTTATGAAGTAGACGCACCTGATATGCGACAAGCACAGACCATTGCTATGCAAAGAGCAATAGACCTATGCGATAGCGAGGATGATTTGTTCAAGCACATAGACAAAGACATGAAGTGTGTGTCATCTATGGTGC